ACCACCATAAGCGGCTAGTGCGTAGGGTAAAAATTGTAACATTAAATATATTCTCCTTTTAAGATCTAAGTTCTGAATAATACCATTTTACTTAGCCGGTTTCAACTCATCGGCAAAACAACCTTCATATTGGTGTTCTCCCACATGGATGATTGTATCCTTGACATAAGCATAACATTTACCTCCTATATCTTTCCAACGTTTGCAAAAGGCAAAATCCTCCCCCATATAAGTCTTAGTCACAGGGTCGTGTAAAGTATCAAAGAAGTTCCATAAATTAGGTCTATCTACGTACTCCCCGTTTATAACAGTCTTTTGAATAATGTTTTTATCAGGGTAAGCTTTAATCATTTTGTCGAATACAACTCTTTTAATCATCATACATCCTGTAGGACTATGAGTTACTTCCATAACTCCATTATCAATTTGTATATCTTCGTAGTTATCTACTTTCATAGGATAAGTATTCAACCATTTTTTTAAGTCCGAAGACTGTTCAATTTTTCCTTCTTGTATCTTTTTATATAGTTTATCCCACATCATTGTTTTAAGAGGATAGGGTATTGATAAAACTTCTTTATCTTTTTTAAGCATTTCCATTATAGAATCTGCCTTAAAATAAATATCTGAATCAATAAATAATAAATGAGTAAAATCAGATTCTAAGAAACCTGCTACACATAAGTTTCTTCCTTGTGTAACTAAAGATGATTTAACCAAAGAAAAAGTAATCTTTATTTTATTTTTAATACAAAGTTGTTGTAGCTCTAGTAAAGCTTGTGTGTAATGAATAGAGCATTCACTGTGTACGGGTGTTGCAACCATTATAGAATATTCAGATTGTCCGGTGTCCGGTTTCCACATTGGGACAACCGATTTTTGGAAAGGTTGTGAACTTATTTTTATTTCTTTTAGTGTTTGGTAGGTATCCTTATTTACTGTTTCTTTCACTAATTACTCCTTTCAAAAAGCTTGACCATTCCATTCCTTTTTTTTCCCAGTTATAAAATCTTTTGTAAAACTTTTGTTGTTCCTCTAAATGATTTTGTATAAAACCTTCATGTAGATAACTTGCTGCAATTTCAATAGCAGAAGCTGTATCTCTAGCCATGGTTTCGTAATTAGTAGAATAATTAACATACACCGGCCATTCGGCGCATGTCTCGTATAAAGCACCGAAGTTATTTGTTATAACATGAACCCCTGATGCTAATGCTTCTAGTGCTGAGGCACATGAAGTTTCTTCAAAGGTACTTGGATACACAAACATATCATAATTAGGCATCATCTCTTTAATAAATTCATTTGGTTTATATCCAATATAATTTACGTTATGTAATTTTTTAGCTTGTTCATACAGAGGTTTAAATTGTTCGTCATTAGTTTTTTTAAACTCATCACCATAGACTTGAGTTGAACTATAGACATCTAGTATAATGTTAGGGTTTTTTACTTCTTGCATTGCACGTAACAATACGTTTAACCCTCTCCAAGGGGTGCAGTGATGAACTAGTTTTATAGGTTCACCTTTTTTATAAATTTTTCTTATGGGAAATTCTTCAATACCATTTTTAATAACAACAGATCGATCAGTAGGGATATCAAAGAAGTATCTAAACTTTTCATAGTTCCAATGACTATTAAATACATACCAATCATATTCACTATGTCTTTCTTTGTTACCAAAAAACTCTTGTAGGTTTGGTTGATCCCAAGAATTCTTTTGCCAAAGTATATTTACTTTATTAGGATCTAATGGAACTTTACCTGGAATAGAAGTGCAGATCTGTACTTGATCTAATAACTCTTTTGAAACATGCTTATGAAGCATTTCCATTTGTAGCTCAGTGGCACCACGGGGTTGCATTATTCTTTAGTTAACGCACCCATAGAAACTTTAGTAACTTTGATTTCAAGGTCTTGTCTAAAGTCATCCACAGTAGTATCAGTATTGGCATCAGCAACATCGTTATCAAAATCAGTTTTACTAGCATACACTTTGCCTGTTCTTTTATGTTTAATAATTTCTTTTGCTTCTGCTGGTATTTTAATTAAATCAGACATTCTTTTTTATATCTTTATTAACAATTTTTGTCTAGCCTTTTCCCTGGCCTTTATAACGTTTAGTTTTTTTCTGTCTCTTCTCATTTTTGTTTAAAGATTTCTTATGTTTTCGAGGACCCCTTTTTTTAGGCTTATCCCGTTTGTGATGTTCTTTAGATTTTTTAGCCATTTTCTTGTGACCTATCTAATAAAGCATAACTTACAGCGCCTGTTATTTCATTTGCAGTATCTGCTTGCATTTTAAGAACATCGTCAGCTTCCATATTTAATGTATTCAATACCAAATTAGTTATGGATTTGTTTAAGAGAACATGACCAATAATATAATTAGTAGCATCTCCTGATTTGGTTAGTATTAAGTCGACATCTACATTACTGGCTGTATTATGAGCCGCTTGTACTGTTTTTACAAGAATAGTTGCATCTGCAGGACAAGTTAAAATTGTCGTGATGTTAGTTGTAGTTAAATCAAATGTTTCGCTTTTGTATCTTATTGTCATGACATAAAGTAATTAAAGGAATCTTGTTCGTTTTTCAAGTCCTGTTGATAAGAAGTATTTAATTGGTTTTCAACTGTTGCTATTGCTTGGTTAATTTGTCTAAAACCTTCTGTTGTGTATTCTGCGGGTGGTTCAGGTACGTATACGTTTATCTTAGCCATTATCTTTTTCCATCGGGGTTAACGTCTGCTCTAAAGGTACCAAATCTCCAAGTCTCATTTATAGCAGTATTTTGTATTTTAATATTAGCTAATCTTCCTCTAGCACGGGTGTCTATTTTTTCTGTATTAGCATTTATTGTAAAAGGACCTAATTGAGAAGAGGTTCCAGAATCTACAGGATAATTTTTTAAAAATATTGTAACCACTGTATTTCCCTGAAGGTTTTTAAAGTCGGGTATAAATCTACTTAGCCTTAGCATATTCTCTCCATCACCCCCTGTAGGTAAATCAAAATCTCCAGATTGAATATATGCTGCAATAGCTGTTTCTGTTCCATTTAAAGATATTTCATTATTACCAATCTCATGAGCATAGTACAAAGATGCACCAAAGGTATTAGTTGCACCACTTAAATTTGCAATTGTTGGGGTTCCTGTTGGTGTGTATTCTGTAGCATAGGGTACATCATAAGTGCTTGCATCTGCAAAAGAACTTCTAGCTAAAGTCATTATAGACCAGTTGTTCTCCACATAATTATATACTACTGATCTATTATTTTGAACTGCTGGACTACCTAAAGGAGTCCCTGCTGGATAAAACCAAACTATCTCATTAAATAAAGAGTTGTGTGAAGCATAAATAATCTCATTAGAAGAATAGTTAATACCTTCATTAGATCCGGTGGTCGTGAATACAAAATCTTCAACAAGTGATGGAAGTAATTTTACCGTACCATCAAATACAAAGAAGCCTCCTCCTGTACCCATCCAGAAAACTTTACCATCTGAATAAACAGCAGCATGTTGTCCAATACACCCACAGTTAGATCCAACTTGTCTTATAGAAAATGTAAAAGGCGGACCTACGAACTGCATTTGATAAGCAGCTTGATCTGTTAAAATTAAATTATAATCTTTACCTGAGATAGCAGCTACAATTTTATTTCCTGTGTCCAATCTAAAAGTTCCTGCAGTATTAATTGAAGTAGGTTGATAAATATTATAATTTTCTTGATCACTAAATCTAATAAACATTGGGTCTTGTGTTGAAGCGTCTCCAATAGTTGTTTCTGTACCAAAGTGAACTACGTGTCTATCTCTATCTGAAGTTATAGTTAATCTTGTAGAAGTTGGAGCACCTACCATAATAACTGCTCTCTGTTCTAAAGGATTTGAATCACCTGGATTCCAAGTAAATGTTTTACCGTCTTTAATCGTTGCAATTAATTGTTCTCCGAAGTTATCTAAAGACCATGAACCTGGATCTAGAATAATAGTTGAACTCGTTGTACCGGATCCCCATTCAAGTCTGCTCCAAGCACCTGTACCCCAACCATAACCATAAGTTTGAATGGTAGGTCCTATTTCT